TACTCTATCAGAACCAACAACCATAGTTACGTTCTTGAACCCCTCATCATAAAGTTTTGTTGCAATATTGATTGCTGTTTTTGCATCCTTGTCTGCAACTATATTTCTTGCATACTTTGGATACATCTTTCTCATGTATGCAATCTTGAGTGTAAATGGTAGTGGGTCTTTCTTTTGGTTTTGTGAATATGATGGATAGATACGAAAAGGACTACTACCAGCAACGGATGCAACTTTCTGTATCAATTTTTCGTGACCAGTTGTGGGTGGATTAAATCTACCGAATGTAAATACTACATTCTCTTTTTGTTCTATGAGTTCTAAAAATCTACGCATTATTTTTCCGTTGCCAGTTCTCTTGCCCTTTTGACAAGTTCTCTAGATTGTATCTTTACTTTTGGTAATAATCTTCTTGCAATCTTAGCTATCTTTGGGCCATGTTTTAAAGACACCATTTGATTCACCTTTGCTTTACCCTCTCTTCCCATCTCATCATACTTTGGGTAAAACTTTTTTCTTACCATATCTCTAGCTTGTTTTTGTGCCCTCACCATAAGTTCTGGTGTAGACTTCATACGTTTCTTTTTTAGTTCAACTTTCTTTTTATAGGCTGGGTTTTTCATCAATCTTCTCATACGGATTGATTGTTCTCTTGACCTTTTTTTAAGTTTAGCAAGATCAAGTCTTTTTATGACTGCTTCTTCTATCTCGTCAGTAAGTTCTTTAAACTTTTTCATTTGTCCCATGCCTTTATTGCAGTAAAGTTGTTAAACGAAAATTCCATTCGGTCTACAAGTTTGACCGCCTTACCACCAACTCTATCAATCGCAACATAACCCTCTGGGTTTGTTACTTTATATCCATTGTCAGTCCTAATGAATGTATCAGTAAGACCCTTAACACTATTTAGTTTTTTTACTATCTGCATCTTTGCATCTACCAGTAGATTTTGGAATGTGATTATTTGTGTAAGGTTATTAACGTGTTTCTTAAAATCTCTTACATATTCTTTCTGCATATTGGTATATTTTTCTTTACCTTTATCACTCTTTACTTTGTCTATCTGTTTCTGTATTGAGTTCTCTACCCACTTTACATATCCAGCTGCATGTTGTTTTGGATTCTTAATTATCTCACCAGCACGAACCTTTGAGTTGTTATATGTCTTGAGTGATGCACCGACTAATACTCCTGTCAAACTATCCTGTAGTTTCAAAAACTGACGTAACATGGGTGCGTTTATTCTTTGGAATGTTTTACCAGTATTCGATAGTATCTTTGTTACTGCATCTGTTTCTTTTTGTGTAAAGGTTGCACGACCAGATACATCTTTATATGTTGCATCGTCCATCCACACAGATGTTGGTTTCGACAATTTTGATATGTCCACACCAAAAGATGCTTTCATCTCTGGTAGAGAACTACCTGTGTAAGTAGTGTGCCACACAACTCCTATATTTGCTTTGTTCATCACCCTACCAAGATCACTATCAACAGGAACAGCATAAACAATAGTGTTAGGCTGGAAAGTGTAATATGATACCCCCTCAATAGTTTCTTTCGATATGTCATTTGTGAACATGAGGTCACCTTGTATGACTCCTTTGATTCCAAGTTTTGAGAACTCTTTGAGTGCGACTTTGAATTTTTCATTTAGTGTCCCAGATAGATCATCATCTATCTCTTGATTAGTTTTGTATAATTTTGGATTGACATTGAATACTGATTTTTTAGCAACAAAAAATTTACCATCACTTGGATCAATACCAGCGAATATCGCAGGAGCACCATCCCACTTCACTGTCATGTTTATTGATGACCTTGCAGAACCTGCCAACATATCTCTGAGTGATTGTAAAAAGTTTATTGCAGCTCTACCACCAGCCACACCATTGTTAATTATCTCATCCTCTAGGTGTTCTAGATGTAAGTTTTTACCAGCGTGATCTTCCTGTAATAAATCTGAAAATGTTTTCATTTGTTATCTTTTCAATAAATTTTTAAATTCTTTTGTTGGTGTTGCTAAGAAGTTTGGTGCAGCTCTAAAATTACCTTTATACCTTAATGTTATGTCACTGATTGGTGTGTTTCCCACTATCAACTGAAAAAATAATTGTGCAGCTGTTGCACCCCTTTCAAATGCTTGGGTTTTTCTAGGATCTAGTACCATCTTCACTTTACCAGATGTAAATAATTTATCTAGAACTCCAACCATTGTATCAACATTTTTATACTCACCTGTTTCTATGACGGGGCCTTTAACAAGTTGTCTACCAATACCTGTTACAAGTGCAAAATCAAAGTTTAGTTTTTTTAAGTCTTGTAAATCCATTTTAAATATTAGTTGTAATAATTGTTCACCAAACATATCTGAGTTTTTTACTATGACATCTGCAAGGGGTTTGAAAAAACTTTTTGACTTTTTTAATTGATAGTTTATCAATTCATTGGGTATTCGTTGTACAAACTTCGGCCAGTTACTGTCATTAACTCCTTGACCATTTCTACCTAATTCCTTTAACATATTATCGTCTAGCCATGGGTTTCCATCTTTGTCAACTGCCACTCTTGGGTTTCTTCTTTGTAACCTTTGTGCAGACCTAATTAGTGCAACATAGAATTTACCAGCAGCCTCATCTAACTCTTTACGAACACCATCAAATTCAGAGCCCTGTATCATTGTAGAGAAACCTTTATTAATCAGAGTGGGGTCAGCCATAGTTCCTGTATCTTTTTTCTTTAACGACACACCAAGAAAACCATTACCTTTTTTGATGATAAAATCAGAGGCGTTGTAATCCTTCATACCATATTTTGTTATCTGAAATTGTTTTACGTCTTTATCCCAAGCCTTACCTGTGAGATAAACTTTATCTGCTCCACCACCAAAGTTTTTAATTATCACCTCTGCTGCAGATATTGCTTTGACTAAATTGTTGTAGTCTTTCTCTAATGACTCAACCTCTAAACTTGTAAACCCTATAATTTTACCAGACTTTACAATATCTCTGACTTGATCAATCAGAGCATCGAGTTCATCAACTGTTGTAATTTTTGGTATTTTAGATAGAGTACAAAGTGCAGCAGTCATCAGTTCGTTTGGATCAGCTTTTGCACCACCACCTCTTTTTCCATCTGGTCTGGTCTGTACATAGATATCTCTATCCATGTCTTTATGTCGAAACATAAAATCTTTTCTAGCTCTAGTTGATGACGGAGATTTTTTCTCTAGGTCTGTATCACCACCGATAACATCATTTGCCATTGCTGTGAATGGTATCCTTTTATCATCTGGTAATACGATTTGTACACCTATTCTACGACTATTTGTTTTTCCTGGCCTAGTGTCTTTACTTATCTCACCATTGATAGAACCTATATTGTCATCTATCTCAGCAACTAGTTCGACAGCAAACTGTTCATCATCCCCACCTTTATATTCTAAAGCTTCAGATAGGGTATCTGATATTTTATCTAAGGGTGAAACATATGATTTTGCAGGTTTTAACTTGCGAATATGATCTCTGAAAGACATGACACTTTCCCATTTAAATATAGTTCCTTTTATTTATTATACTTTAATTTTGGAAAAGTCAAGATCTTTTTTTGCAAAAGATGTTTTATCAAATACTGGTGTATCATCTTGTCCATCATCAACGAGTGTTTGTTCTTCACTAGCTGCATCACTCAATCTCATTTTTGCACGATCAATATTCAGAACAAATCGTTTGAGTATAGTTGGGTCATTATATCTATTCTTCAACTGTTTTACTGCAATCTGTCCTAAATCCTCTAGTTCCTCAGTAGAAATGAGTGCAAACATTAAGTCAGCAGTTGCAGGCAGACCAAAAGACT